CCCCGCCATTAAAGCCCCTGTTTCTTCATCCCAAAGCGGGACAAACTCCGTCAGCGGGAAAATATATAGCTGATCAAAATTCCAGAATCCGAATGAAACCCCATGCTTCAGAGCTTTGTATGCTCCATTTTTTAACGCCGTGTCAAAATCATTCCCAAGCAATTCCTTTGTCCGGTCAACCGTCTGTTCTACGCCATCAACAAGAACCTTTTCCTTGTGATCAGAAAATGAAACGCCATTACCGAGCGAATACATACACCGCTGGGTGTTCAACCTGTGGAAAAAATTGCTGGCAATCTTGTTATTCGCCGCCGTGAAATCAACAACCTGTGAACCTGTCGCGGTAAAAATTGTCCGCACATAATTGTAAATGGTTGTGTTCCGCTGTTTGTCGTATTCATCAGCATCTAAAGCAATCTTGTAATCTTCCGAGCTTGTGTGTTGATTGATTGCTTTGCTGATAAATCCTTTTACATCGTTCTGAGCTTCGAGGAAATCCTGATAGGTTAGCATTACTTATTCACCGCCCCTTTCCGCTGGTGATTCTGTAATCATCCAGCCCTCTGGTAAAGATGCCGCCCACCTTATAAAATCGTGCCATTCTGTCAGCTTGTGGCCCTCTCTCTGCTTGCAAATCTGCCGCAATGCCGCATAGCTCATCATGACGGTTCGCCTTTGGATGAATCCGCTTGGAAGGTTTTCAATGATCTTTCTCCAATAATATTCTTTTGCGTCTTTCGATTCTGTCGAAAGAAAACTTTTTCTTTGTTTTTCCAACCAATCAATCAAAAGCTGATTGACTTCATCTGTAAACATTGAACGGTCAAAAGGCTTTTTCGTGATTGTATGCATGGTACTGCAACTGAGCTTTTCAACGCCCGTTCTGTAAGTATCAAACTCTTTCCACCAGAACAACGGAGCCCAAATCTCCACCCAAACAAGGCACATCCGCAGATGTTTGCAATGCTCCGTTCCTGCATTGCTCAACCTTTCGGAAAGCTCTCTGTCTTTCTCTCCAACCTTTCCTTGGTGAGTATCGCTCTTTCCCCAACTATTGAACGGGTTCCGCATTGCGTGAATGGCGGGACCGATCCCGTCAACTTCAAGCGTTTTTAATTTGATCATTTCGCCGCACCTCCGAAAATAGATTGATAAGTATCCAACCGTTTTCTGTCGAACAATCTGCAAACACACGCCGCCGAGTCTGGAGCATCATCGTGTTCTGCGTCTTCGGTATAATCCATGATCTGAGCGAGATAATCCGGGTCTGTTCCTTCCAACCACCGAATATTAGGCCACCACTTCCGCAAATACTCAGATATTTTCTGGTATTTGTTTTCTTTTTCGTGATATCCCCTGACAGGCAAACCCGGCTTTTTTTGCCGGATTTCCTTTGCAAGGAACCCTTTGTCGGCGTTGTCCTCACAATATACCGGGGCGCATTGCAACCGCTCAGAATCCGCGAGAATACCGTCAAGAACAGTATCAACATGATTATGCCACATTCGCCCATATAAGTAAAGAATATTTCCCGATCTTTTACCACAAGTAAATGCGGTGTAATCCTCCCCGCCGTAGGCCGCATCAATATGAGCAATTCCGTCCCGCAACAACTCCGCATTATCGAAGAACTGCGGCGAAGAATCAAACAGCGCATTTTCTGCCGCTATATGACGCAATTCATAGTTTGCCGCGAACAAGGAAGGAGACATTGAACGCCGTATTTGCTCCAACTCTTCCCGTGATATGATTTTCTGAATCTCCGGGTGGTAACAATCGAACCTTTCAGCATCTGGCATGATTGTAAAACAATCGTCTTTGTGCCATGGAGTACCCGTGTTAAATATCCTGCCGCCCCTGTTCTTTATATTCTGCAATTCCTGATACATTGTTTTGGTTCTGTCTCGTTCTGCTTTGCTGATCCGGTCTTGAACGTTCACTATATCATCTGTGAAAATCCTGTCAAAATGCTTACCAGTAATGGATGATCCCATGCCCAAACCAATAAGCTGGCTCGTTCCTTTGTTGTCTACGGAAAGATTCGTGCTGATTTCCGTTGCTGATTGAACGGTCAACGATAAATTAACGCCATAAATACAATTAACCAAATATTGAGTATGCGGGTCTGTTAGGATTTTCTGAACCTGTTTGATAACTTCTTTCACATCGTTGTCGGTTTTCCGCATGAACAACGTTCGCATATTTGGCAAAAGGATATTTATCAACGCCAACGCAACCGAAACGCAAGTTGTTTTGTACGTTCCACGGCTCGCCTGTAATGTTTTGTCCTCTTTCCCTCTCACCATGTCAACAATCCAACGATTGTGGATATCTCCGAGCTTTGTAAAACCCAACATCCGTGCAAAATCTGCGGGACGGGTCAACAGGAAATCAACCGCTTGTTTCCTGTTCATTTTCTCGCATCCAGAAGTTTAGCTTGAAACTCTTTAAAACCGCATTTTACGGTAGTCATTTCCCCGTCAGAAGTATAAACGTGACAATATCCCGGTCTTGCGCTCTCCAACACACAACAAATTGTATAGATGGAAAAAATTGCCCGTCTTCCGTCTTCCATTTCGCACATGATCATTTTTCAAACACCGCCTTTTCTACTTCATCAATCACACTTTGGTCAACATCTGCAACAACAACCTTTTCAACGGGTTTCTGTCCGACCGTATCCCGCAACACTTCAAACGCCTTTACATTCCCTTTCAACGCTTCTTTGTAAAGCCGCGCCGTCAGAGCTTGTGCGCCCGTTATTGTGCCGCCGCTCCCGTCCGAAACTTCACGTTCAAGAAGAACCTCAAGAGCCGCTCGGAGATCGCGTTTCTTTCTCCGCGCTTCTACTGATGCCTTGCCGCCAGCCGACTGTTCTTGGACTGTTAGCTTGTGTGCTTCACCGCCAAGAACAAGGTTTTCAACGTTTGCCATTTATCACACCCCATTTATCGGAATATGGACTATTCCGTTCAAATAACTTGTATATTTGCCCTTTTCAATATTGTAATGGATTATTTTCGTTCCCCACTTTTTTTCAATCGCCTTGCAAGCCGCTTCTTCTCTCTCCAACGTTCGATAAGACACACAACCGCCTTTATTGGACTTGTGCGCCGCATTTACTGCATACTTGTTTATTCGAAGTATCTTACGGTATTTGTTCAGAGCTTGAATAGAGATATCATAATCTTCCTTCAAATCCATCTTATCATCATAAAGCAGATCATGCTCCAGATGGCCAGAACAAGGCCCAAGAATAGGCTGTGTAAGGCTGAATGGTTTATACTGCTGATAATTTCTTCCATCCGTATTGAGGTTAAACCCGAACAACGGGCAACCCCACATATAAGCGAGATTTGCCGCTTGAATGAATATCCCTTCAGCTTGCTCTGGCGTGAGCGGAATCATCTGTTTAGCGCGTCCGTGCTCCTTGAAATACTCCCCGCCCTCACACATGGTGAGTTTGTCCACATCGTCATCAATCATAATCAACGGGCGCGGAATGTTCTTGAGAATCCAATTCCGCTTTTTTACTATGTTCCCGTCCTCAGAATCTGGAATCGCAATGAATCTTTTCTTGTCCCTTCCGCGAACATAATCATTATACTGACTTTCTGGGACAATGTATTTCGCCGCTTTGAAATAATCATATCCTGGCAAATCCTCCCAACGTTTATAAGACGGAATCGTTATATTCAACTCTGCCATTTGAGAACCTCCCGTCCGTTTATCACTCTCCCGATCCCCGTTGGTTGTCCTTTCCGTGGGATCAGATCCTTCACTTTCTGCAAACCAAATTTTTCTTGAGCAACCTCCCAATCAAAATCGTTATCAAAATACAAAACGATATAATTGTGGGTAAGCATCAATTCCTCAGTAAACGGCACTTCTCCGGGTTCCTCTTCCTTTTCTGTGACTGCATCCAGATCAAAGCCGAAAAGCTCCATGTCTATATTTTCAATATCCGTCAATTCAGACTGGAGTAACTCATCAAACCATTTTGAAAGTTCAGCCGTTTTGTTGTGCGCCAACGCGTAAGCTTTCCGTTGTTCGTCCGTCAAATGATCCAACCGAATGCACGGTACAGAATCCATTCCAAGGCGTTTAGCCGCCAAGAGCCGCCCGTGTCCCTCTACAATGATATTTTTATCCGACCAAATGCCAATTGGGTCTAAGAACTGAAATTCTTCAATGCTGTTACAAATAGCTTGTATGTCCTTCTCCGAATGTTTCCGAGCGTTTTTGCTATATGGCTTCAATGAATCTACTGGAAGATATTCTATCTTCAGATTTTGATTTTCCAATTTCTTTCCCCTCCGTTTTTTTCATGTCCTGCAAAACCAACGTAACCAAATAATGGCTAACTGTTGTCCGTTGCTGTTCTGCCTGTCGTTGCAAATACTGCCGCAAATCCTCAGGTAATCGAAAACCGAAAACCGCAGACAATCAGCATCACCTCCGCAATCAATGTTAGCACATTGTTCATACAATGTCAAACAAACGACAAACAACGACATAAAAAAAAGACCGCCGAAGCGGTCGCTTTTTATTCATACCTTATAAAATCTTTTCCGTAAATTCTATTACATTCATCAAAAACATATTTCATCCCAAGCCCTTCCTTAGAAGGTACCCAGATTTTCTTCGGATTCCAGTTCTTCCAATCGCCGTCATACTCAGGAGCCGCAGGATCATACTCAGGATTGTCTACCCATTGACCGCCACCCATGCAGTATTCATACTGCTTAGGATGTGTCCGGGCTAACCGCTGAAACCTCGTCTCACCCTTTTCCAGATGCACTCCGAATCCGCAGAAGATACAGCCC